TGAAGCGGTATTTGTTGCCGCTACTGTCTACAACAGTGACCGTGTAAGTCACAGTTGGCACTGAAGTGGGTTCGGGCCTTAACGCATCTGTATTAGATCCCCAGCCAGCAAGGGCATTGTCGGGGATGGCGAACGTCTGGAATGTGCCCTGCGCTTCGTCATAGTGGTCTAAGAATTGCTCAGCATTTGCATCAGGAATGTTGGCGTAAGACAGGCTGAGCTTGACCTCAGTCCTTTCGGTGCCGTACAGGATGCGATGCTCAGTCCCGTTTTGGGCCTTGAACGTTTTTACGGGATAGCTTCCGGGGTCATATGTACGCCCGGTAGGTGCCAAGTTTGGGAAGGCCATTAGATGTCCTGTACGTGAACAGAGTCTGGATTGTCCAGAAGCTTGGCAAGCTCGCTGACCTGATTACTATCGCAAGGGTGCTCAGAAGCCACAATATCGACTGTGCCCTCTTGCGAAAAGGTTAGCTGCTCCACGATATAGATGTTTTCGCCCACCGTCTCATCTACAACCGTGAAGACAGTGCTGTGAAACTTATCGTCGGGATCGCTTTCAACTCGTCCCGCAGTGACCTTTATTGTTCCTTGTTCAACATCAGACTCATCTCCGACGGTTTTGTAATAAAACACGTCATAAGTGCCATCAGGCAGTTCTCTGACGCTCGTCACCGCTCCAGTGGAATCAATGGTGCCGTTGTTGGCGCTGTTGTAGGGAGTGCTGGTCGTTGCCACCTTGATGTAAGAGCCTGCCCGCAAGTTCAAGCCCTCAACAGTGGTCGAGAAACTGATTGTGTGGGTCACGAACTTACGGATGCCCAGGAAGTACTGTGCGACCTTCTTTGCGTGCTGCTTTGAAGTACAGAACTGGGTGAGGTCAAACTGCTCTTCTGGAATGGCAGTATTTTTGTCTTGCTTCAGCGTGACCTCCATTACTCTCTCTTCCGGCAGCTTGTTTCTTGACTCGAACCTATAGCGCATAACTGCTTTGAAGCTTCTGCGCTCTTCGCTTCTCAGATACTCGATCTTGTAGCTGTCTTCAAGGATGTTGCCTGCCGTAAACAGCTGGTCGATAACAACCGGACCCGTATTGATATTGCCGCTTTCGGCGTTATACGGAAGAGCAGGCAGCAAAGAAAACTTGCCATCCATGATCACAAAGTGGCATAAGAAATAAGGCGCGGTGTCTTGGATGTATTGGCGAAGGTTTGTCCGCTCTCCAATCACTCCATTGAAGAACAATTCTTGCTTACGCAAATACCTAGAGGTTGTCACGAAATCATCTTCGTTCAGCAAGGAAGGATTGGTTGTACTCATTCCCGTCAAAGTACCTGCACCGCCGACCTGGCTCGTCAGAAGATAAAAAACAAGATCAGTGAACAGATTGCTAGGACCGTACCGATGCCGGAACGTTTCGCTAGAACTGTTGCCGTATGGATTGTTTTCAGTGTTTTTGTAGTCAGGATGCAAGCGTTTGACGCTCAGCCCCTTACCGATCCAACACCTCATTTGATCCAGGCTTGAGAAATTGCGGCTAGCCTTCAACGACAAACCTGCAAGTGTTAAGCCACCGTATTCCGGCGTTACTTTGTTAGGCAGGACCTCGTTTACATAAACGATAGTGTGTTCCGGCTCAGATTCATTCGATTTCTGCACCAACCCTCTGTAAAAACTTATGTCTGCATACTGACTTTGACTCTCGAACTCAGTTTCGCCTGACAGCTGAACTGTCTTTGGGGCTTCCTCAAGATCGCTGATTTCGTATTCAAAACCGACTTGGGAATAAGTCCAGTAAAAAGGATTACCACTAGGGCTGATGCTTACTAAGTCTTCGACACAATCTCCCTTGTCCCAGCCTGAGTTGGTGAACCCGTCGTCGATAACAGTAACTTTTTCCTGCCCCCACATTTTGTCGTTTCCGCTCCAATGATCGTCTTTCAGGTCCATGACTACTGCGAATATCTTGATCTTTAACTGCTTAGAGCCTCTTGTAAGGCTGCGGGTTACGCTCTTAGTCGTTCCAATAGCAAGATTGCTAGGGTCTCCAAAAAGCTCGTAGTAATAAGCAGGCGAACGACCTCTTGGATTGCTTGAGGTTTCAACGTTGGTAATTTTGTAGTGAATACCCGAAAACGTGATATTTTGATTGTTATCAGGGTGATTCTGTACGAATGGATTGCTGGTTGGATAATTAGCCTGTGATCCTCCAGCTAAAGTTGAACCTTGACCGCGCTTAAAAGAAACTCTTTCACCGTTAGAAAACCTGGGAGAACTGCCAACAATATCAGCACTTATGAGTTTAAAGTTTTTTTGAACCCTGCTATAAGCATAGTGATCACTCTTCATAGCATTTATCTCAACCGTCCATTTAACTTTTATCCATTTGTCGCCAAAAACGTCTCGCTGTACTTTTGTGTGCCTTGACCCTACTGGCAAAGCATTAGGGCTGCCAAAAATTGCATAGAAAAATGTGCCCATCCTTCCCGGCACGTCAAGATTGCCAAAAGTTTTCTCAAACTCCATTGAGATTGGACGAGTGAACTTCGCAGTCTGATCCTGGGGTAGTACTTCCTTCCGTGAGACCGACCTTGGAATACGCGAAGCAGCCCTGACTCTGTTCGTGCGCGGTTTACGCAAAAATTCTTTATTGAGGCTTATATCCCGTTTGAATATCCTTTGACCAGCTGTTTCCACCTCCATTCTTCCAAGCCCTGGCACGTCGTGATCCTCGTGTACTTTGGCCTTGTTTGAAGTTGATGCGATAAGTTGAATCATTTCCTGGTCATCAGGCAAAGCCCTTAACTCCGACCCAGGAACACTTACAAACTTAAACTCCAGCTCTATAGCCTCTTTGGCTGGATGAGTAAACCTCAGGAAGTTGTACTGATCAACCGGCCTGTTGCCTCTAACGACAAAGTACATATCGATACGTTTAAATTTATATTCTTTATCGTCAACTCTGTTTTTACCTGCTTCCCGTACATACACCTGGAAGACAGAAGACCTCATGATATTGCCGGTGTAAGTGCCACTTCGCACTTCCACTTCGTTTTTATCAAAATCCTCTAGTTCCCCTGGAGTGGGGACAGTGTTAAACGCGCAAAGACCGTTTAATCGCTGGAAGACTCGACTGCGCAAGCCGATCTCAGTTACAACAGCTGGCTTGTTATTTCTGACGATGCCAGTGGCAACCCTTGTGATTGGAAAAAATCCTGCGCCAACTCCACCTTTGTCGGAGATAAAATCTCTGCTTGGGTTGACTACATTTTGACGGCTAACAATACCGATAACTTTTTGTTTTGATTCAGAGACATCAGTGCATTCCAAGGTGATTTCTACAGGGTCCTCTCCGTCTGGGTCAAACTGCACATCTGATCTCTTTGTTACCTTCCATTTCGTACCAGCAATGGCAAACTGCTCACCAACCTGCATTGCTTCGTCGGCAGCAAGTTGTTCTGACTCAACGGTGGAATTGATGTCATCGACATTTTCTCCGCCCCTTTCCTCGTCCCCGCCTTGGCGCTGATACTTGTCCTCGTCAATTCTTGTCGGATGAATTATAAATTTAGCCTCGTCTCCTTTTTTAACCTCTAGCACCCTAGTAAAATTATCTTCCCCGTCTGGCACGGTGTACGGCGAGTCAGAGTCGCCATCTCTAATAAGTTTGGTTATGCCCATGCGAGGGCTGTATTGACGACCTTCGCCCTCCATATTTTGCTTGCGTACTTTCCTTAATTGATCTCTATCATTAGCTTTGGTATTCAAGTCCTTGTCGCCAACAATCTTCATGCGGCGCAAAGTTAGGTTAAATGCCTGCTGCCTTTCTGCTTTGCGGTCGTCGCCTTGAATAATTGAAACGACTTCGTAATTTACTCTGTAGCCATTGCCATTTGGCAACGCTCCATAGACACCAAACTGCGTGTTGTTGCTAGGCGTGAACGCATGGCAAAAACTTGTAGACCTGTTTGATTTGTTGTCGGGGCAGACAAAAACATCAGCTCTGTCCCCGTCATAAATAGTCGGATCGCCTCGGTCTGCCTTTCCAGCTGTGCCATAACGTAAGTTTGAAATTTTAATTCGGTTGAAGCTTGACGCTGACTCTGCA